AACGGAGGTACTAATCAATGTTTCTAAAATCACTACTGGTAAGTCTTGCCTGTCTGCTGATGCTGTCAGGCTGCTCAACAAACCCGCTAAGGTCTTTGGTTTGTCCCCAAGTTCCCGCAAGCCTGTTGAAGAAAGTACCGGAGGAATTGCCACCGATACCGACATCGTTAACTGGATTGCCAGAGCCCAAGATCAATATAAAAAGTGTGCTGCCAATAACAACGGGATTGTAGATATCTTAGTTAAAGAAGGTCAGAAATAACGTCTATCGTCTCTGCCATCGCAATTCGTTCGCCCAATATCCGCATACAATTAACCGCCATGCTGTTGCCCAAAGCCTTATAGCGTGCTGAGTTTGATAATCCAGCTACGTTGGTATAGTTATCAGGGAAACCCATTAATCTCTCACACTCCAGCGGAGTTAATCGGCGTACTTGCAAGGTTTGCGCAACAGCCACCGCATGAACATCCGTCTTGGTTAGCGTGTAGGCTGATCCTGTTTCATCAAAGCCTGTATGGTTGCCGCCGTTTTTAGGAGCGCGTCCGATGGTGTTGCCAGCGAGTGCATAAACAATAGCGGGTAGCGGCCTGCCTCCGCCTGTAGGTGAACCTTTCAACAAAGGCCCGGTTACATCCATGCCGTGACCGTTGTTTTCGTAATCAATGCCGCCGATATAGTCAGGCACAAACAACGGTGCGCCTTCATTGATATGCTGATTTTCTAATCCCTGCTTATCACCGTAGTGAGCATTTAACGTGCTGGCAATTTCGGCAGGCCATTGCTTCACAGGCAACATGTGCCCATTCATTGCGTCTTGCGCTCCGATACTGAGGCCAGTGCGCGCTCCAATTGTTCCGGCAATTTCTTGCCCCTTGCTTCTGCTCGGCGGAGGATTCCCGCACAGGCTTTCGGAGTCAAATAGAACTGCGGCTGCACTTCGCCAGTCTCCAAGACATCCGACAACGAACACACGCCGCCTTCGCTGAGGGACGGCTCTAGGGTGCTCATGTGTTCTACTGAATTGAGCGTCAAGAACTCGGTAGGCGAACCCATACCCGAGTTGCGCCAGCCCTTCGAGGAAGGTTCCAAAATCCCGTCCTCCGTTACTCGACAAAACACCGGGGGACGTTTTCCCAGACAATCCATTTTGGCTTATAACGGTTAGCAATTCCAAGGTAGGTAAGCATGAGGTTGCCACGCGGGTCATCAAGTCCTTTTCGTAATCCTGCGACCGAGAATGATTGACAGGGGGTTCCTCCGACAAGAACATTGATATTTGCATCAGGCCATTCCTTAAATTTCGTCATATCGCCAAAGTTCGGCACGTTTGGATAGTGGTGCGCCAATACCTTGCACGGGGAAGGCTCTATCTCTGAAAACCCCACGGGGTTCCATCCAAGTGAGTGCCACGCAACTGTTGCCGCTTCGATACCCGAGCACACTGAAAGGTATTTCAAGGCAACCCCAATCTATCCCTGCAAGGGGCACAAGAGCCACCCACTAACCTGAGCGAGTGTTCCTCACAGTGGATACATTCACCCTCTACCCCGACAGGTATCCGCGCAGCCTTTTCGCGTATCTCGGCTAGGTGCGCGGCGTCGAAGAACTCCATCTTTTCAGAGGTCATATCTGCGTCATCGGCCATCACATTTTCCTTATATAAGTGTGCTTCTCACAGTGAGTCGCAATGGCTGCTGACATTCCGTTCGGGGCGTTGACCAGCATCTCTTGCACGTTGTCCTTGTTGCAGACCCAATAAACGCTGGTGACTTCCCGCGCAGTATCTCGTGCGTGGTTCACGGTAGCCAAGCACGCAGCGGCTAATAAGATGGCTAAAATCATTATGATCTTTATCGAATCACTCACGCTTGCCCCCTTTTCATTGCTTCCAATAAACAGTCCATGATTCCCTTTTTGTTGTCGATTCTCTCCAGCACCAACTCGTCTATCGTACCCCGTGCGATGATGTTGTGAATGAATACCGACCGCTTGTAACCAGATTGCTCTTGCCTCACGGGGCCAATCCGTTCAAGAATCTGTAGTCTATTCTCTAAATTCCAATCGTGCGAGAAGAACACTAATGTTCTTCCGCCGTGCTGCAGGTTCAACCCATGTCCGGCGGAGTTATGCGAGATGAACACTTCGCCTTCAGCGTTGCGTATTAAGAATCTGCTTCTCGGTCCACAGTCAACTAGGTCGTATACGTGCGCTTTTTCCGGTTCTTCTTGTACGTGGAGTTCACCGCTGCCGCTGCCGCTTGGTCTGCGTTCATGCCCTGGTTCAGGCGTATCGTCAGTATGCAACGGCTCAGACCTGTTACCCTGCACAACTCGGCCAAGTGCATGTTCTTCCCTTGGTAGACTAGCCGCCGTGTTTTGCGTTTGTTCCCCTGCTGCGCGAACATCGTCACCCAAGTGCAATTCTCTTTTGAATAACCCTTGTTCACATCCAACCGTTCTATCGTCAAACCTTCCCGGTATGTCGGTGACATATCCGCGTAGAACGTCTTGAAGTCTTGCCACTCCTCGCAGACAGTTATTCCACGACCTCCGTAGTCCTTGTCCGTGGTGTCCTTTGACCTGTGCCACATTCCGCGCCACGAATTCCATACCGGTGTACCCGTCAGGTTGTGAAATTTTTCGGGCAGGCACTTCTGGCAGTGGGTAGACTCCCTCTTGTTGTGCTTTCTCACGTTCTGTTCCAGTATCTCGGATGTTTGGTTGCAACGCAAACATCTCGCTAATACTCTCGTCATTGCCCTCGTAGCGGTATAGTGCTTCTCTTCTAGTACGGCTATTGTTTCTAACATCTTCCGCCCTCTCCCATTTAGCATTAACAAGCAGTCGGTGGCCTCGTGTCATCTTCACCCCGAAGCAGTCGATTACTTCGCTATGTCCAGAATATTGGCAACCTGAATGGTTAACGAACTCCACCCCATCGAATACCCGCTCAGTTATCTGAACTTCGATAAGTTTAACCCATCCACGATATTCAGTCAACACTTCAGTCGAGGGGTGTAGGCATTGAGGATGCGCAAACAACACCGGTATCTTACACGCGTTCCAGTCGGCTTGCGTTTGGGGGTTGGCATCCAGTACCCGCCCTTGGGGAAACGCCTTGAGTAGCCTTACGAGATCGCTCTTGAAGTGATATGCCACCAGCACCGGTTCGCCCATCGCTTCTTCGATAATCTCTTCGAGCGCCAGAATCTTGACATCGTGAACCTCCTTCCAGTCTTTAGCCTTGGGGTGAAAGTCGTTGTCGGCGTCCGGGTCGAGGTACACCGCACCGCTGGCAATCTGCAAGAGTTTCTGAGTCTTGCTGGCCGCGTTGTGCGCTTCGACCTGACGCTCGCCCAACTTGATGAACATTTCCTTCTCCATCTCCTTGTACGTCTTACGCGCTTTCGGGGGGAGGTCGATGTAGATGTTATTCACAATCGGGTCTTCCAGGTCGAACCAATCCTTCATGTCGATTGTCAGGCACACATCCCTCAAGCGTTCCTGAATCTCGGCTTGCGCGTGCGGTAGCGGAACCAGTGGTCCCTCACCGTACTCTGGTGGGCGGAACCATCGCTGCTTGAACGCCTCGTAGCTCCTCCCCAAACGCTCACCCGCGTCGATGAACCAGAGTTGCCCCCACAGGTCAAGCAGCCCGTTCGGGGAGGGTGTTCCGGTAAGGAGATCGATCTTCTTGATCTTGGTGTGCGCTATGCTGCCCAATGCTTGCGCCCGAACACCGCCTTGTCTGATGCGGAAGGACTTCAGCTTGGTGCTCTCGTCGATGATGACGTGCTTGAAAGGCCACCGTTCGCCGTAATACTCGATAAGCCACACCAGGTTCTCGAAGTTTATCGTGTACACGCTGGCGTCGTACTTCAATGCCTGACGGCGTTTGTCCTCGTCGCCCATGATCGGCATGACGGTGATCTGTCGGAGGTGCAACCACTTCTTTGCTTCTTCAGGCCACGTTGTAACCGCCACGCGCTTCGGGGCTACGACAAGCACGGGGCTATCCTCGCCAGCCAAGAAGTTAGTGTCGATAGCGGTGAGAGTCGATACCGTCTTGCCCGAACCCATACCCGACCACGTACACGCACGGTCGATACTGAGTTGGTGGTTCAGTATCATGCCTTGGTACACCCTTGGGGTGTAGATAGTGCGGGGAATCACCCCTTCACCCCTTCGAATAACCTCTTGCGAATATCTGACATGATGTTGCTTCTCAAAGCGGTGTGAACAAAATCCCTCAAGGTTGGGTACATCGCGTCGTGTTCCTCCGCAGACATGAATCTTGAAGCGATGAACATCTCGCCGCTCACCTCAACGGAAGTCGTGGACAGGTAACCAGTGATCACACCGTCGGCACTCTTGATGGGGGAAAACTTTATGTCGTCGATTACTCTCACTTCGCTATCCTCTCAAAAAAGTTATCTACTTCGTCATATGTACTCAAGACGTGAACAGGAACACCGCGCTTCTCCAGCTTCACCGCCTCCCTCGCTTGGGAGGGGTTGGGCTTCGCGCCTGGTCGTTTCAGTTCAGCGAAGTGCGCACCGTTCAACGCGACGAACCAATCCGGTGCGTCCTTACGGCGATACCACTCGCACTTACGAACCTCGGCGCCGTAGGACTTAGCGATCTTCAAGAAATAGTCCTTGATGTCGCGCTCCTTAACAGGCTTCGGTTTCTTATTCGCTTTGCGTGCGAGGTATTCTGCGTCGATCTGATCCATTATTAAGGTTTTAGAAGTCATATTTTTACCCTCTCTTACGCCGGTAAGTCTGACGTTATGCGGTGCATAAGACCCGACCGTAGCATTTTATGGTACCAATCTGAGGGATATACCCCTCCTCTGGTAGCTTTAATTTTAGAGCATACCTCGTTCCATTCTCTTAAAGATTTGACACTCTCAAGCGCCTTTATTTCTTTCTCTTGAATATCCATTTCACTTTATCCTTTCCTATATCGATAAGTTTCAAAACCCGCTGCTGCCAGCGGCATCCCTTGTGCCCAGGGCGGATTCGTTGCAAGCAATTCGCTTAGGTGTCCTACGTTAAACTCTTCGCTGTCTGGTGCTTCGGTAATCAACTCATCATGCACCTCCAAGACGATCTCGTACCCTGCTTGCTCGACCGGAATGAAGGAGTGCTTAAACACGTCCCGTGAGAATGCCTGTGTAATGTTCTCCGCCAATTTCCCTGAATATGTGTTAATTCTCGACCACTTACGGCTGAACTGATTCACGCCTTCGTAACTGATCTTGCCCTTGTCATCCAATCGTGGTGACGGATAGCAGAGTGCGCGACCAGATGGCAGGATTATCCGCAGCCACTCTCCGGTTCGCCTGACCCTGACCTTGCGGCACAGGAAGGTGACTTGCGGTTCGCGTATCGCGGCGATCACCGCGTCCTGCACTTCGCTCCAGAACGCTACGATATTCGGGTGTTGCAACCGCCACATCCGTTTGAGCGAGTCGCAAGCGCAGAACACGTCCTTGCTCAGGCCGTAGGTGGTGCGCTTGGTCTTGTGCGCCCAGTGCCAGAACTTGATGGCTTCGTTCCACACCTCTTCAGGGATGCTAGGACGGCACATCTCAGTCATGTGGTCGAGGTCGATACGATAGGTAGCGGCTCCGGTGAGGAACGCCCCCGTTCCTCCTTCATACCCTAACATGAGTTCTAACACTTTCCCGATCTGACGCTTGTCGCCGGTAGCTTCTTCAGGGGGAACCTTGAACGCTCTACCATATGCGACCTTGTACAAGTCTTCGCCTTTCCTTAAAAAATCTCCTTTGCCATCTGGGGTCTTGTTACCGAAATCATCGAGGATAAAAGTATCGAAATCGCGGAACGCTTGTAACTTCCACTCTTCGCCAGCAAGGTAGGCCAGCGCACGGCCTTCAATGTTGGACAAGTCAGAGACAACTAACTTCTTTCCGGGTGGCGCGATGATGCAACCGCGAATCGCGTTGGAGGTGAGCGACATCACGTTTTCATAGATCAGGTCGGCGCAGTCCAGTTTCAGTGCTTCGACACCCGCTTCTATCGCGGCGTTCTTCATGTTCGGGCGCGGAAGATTCTGCGGCTGGAACGTCCTCCCCGCAGACCGACCTGTACGTCCTGCCCCGCAGAACTGGATGCTCCCCCGCATCCTGCCATCGGTAGTCGCTTTGATCAGCTTCTTGTACTTGCTGGTGCTGGTCGAGCATACTTGTAACCTGACCTTGAGAAGTTCCTTCAACATGTCGGGCATGTCAGGGTCATCCAGCAACCGCTCAACGGTGTCCTTCTTGAGATCGGGCAAAGCGAAGCCATAACTCTCTAAAATATGTTCTAACAGCGCATCGCGTTGCGTGGTGCTCTCTACCTTCCCATCGGTCATATCGAAGGTCTTAGCCTTCAGGAAAGCCTGTTCTAGGTCAACTGCTCGGAGGGCTGCGTGAGCAAGTTCGAGATCGACTGCGAACCCACGGTCGTTTATCTTCTGATCAAGGTGCCACAAGGCCAACGCGTCGCCCGGGTAGTTACAAGTTGGC